AAAACATGATGACGTACATGATACATGTGTACAAGCTCTTATGCGAATACGAGAAGGATTTTTGGTAGTACATCCAGATGACCCTGAAGAAGATTATGACGAAAAAGTTACAAAATACAGGAAACACAAACGTTATTACTCTTAACGTTTTTAATAGAAAGCCATCATCACGAGTATTAGCTCGTCATGAAAATGATAAAGTTATTGATGCTTTACATAGTGCGGCTATAGCTATTACAGATAGAATGGATCTAAAGGGCTATGCTTTAGTAGCATGGGATAAAAAAGGAGTTCCTTGTATATCTTATTACGCTGAACATCCTGAAAATCCTATATCTGATATGATGATTCCTAGCTTTACACAAACTTGTTTTCAGGGTATAGTTTCACAAAGATTATCGAAACCGGAGGATTTAGATGGTGAAGAACAATAAACAATATGGAATAGAAGATGTAAAAGCTTCTAATAAAAGATTTTACGAAAAGTTTCCTAGTGCTAAAGAAGATGCTGCAATGCTTAAAAGAGCAATGCAAGATAATGCAAATGACATTGTAAAACAAGTAGATCAAGAAAAAGTTGATCGTGAAAACTTTGAACAAAGTTTAATGGGAATTAAACCACAAGGTATTATCATTAAGAGAGTAATTTAATAATGAAAAAGGTTAATACTAAAAAATTAGAAAAAGGTTTAATGCCTTCTAAGTCTAAAATGAAAAACAAAAATGGTAAAAAAAACTCCAGTTGTTGACATGATAGATGAAGGTATAGCCCTTCAAGGTGATTACTATTTAAACGAAGAAGAAAGAAAGTATATAGACGATGAAAGAGAAAAGAATAAAGGAAAGAAACTTTACTTTGATCCAGATATTGAATATATAGGAAGCATCGAATCATTTGATGATGATGGTTTTAAAAAAGGACAAAATAAATCAAGAGGTTAATAATGGTAAAAAATACTAAAGAAGTTACTAAAGATATTTTAGATGTAGAATTTGAAAATATTTCAAAAGAAAAATTATTTGATGATAATGGATATATGGAAGATCAAGATTCAGCAAGAGAAGATGAAGATGATATGGAAGACGAAGATTCAGATGTTGCTGAAGTAGTTCCAATCTCTAAAGAAAAATCTCCTTTAGAAAAAGATGTATACCCACAAGGTCGTAGAGAAAAATTCCAAAATAAAGATAAACCAAATCCTTACGATAAAAGAAAAGTATGAAAATATCAGCGGGTTCAGGTTCTGGTTTAGGTCGTTTACAAAAGTCTATGACTGTTAAAAAGCCAAAGAAAAAAAATGGCAAAAAAAAGTAATCCATACGGCACGGGTTTATTTTATAAAAGAACTAAAAAGAAAAGACCAGGAAGACATTCTAAAAGTCCAAATAAATCTTTTGATAAAAAAAAATATAACGGACAAGGAAGAGTATGAGAAAAGAAAATCCAATTAAAACTTCTGTAAAATCTGGAAATTTTAGACCCACTAAATCTGGTGCTGGTATGACACGTAAAGGTGTTATGGCATATAGACGAGCTAATCCAGGTTCTAAGTTATCAACAGCTGTTACTGGTAAAGTTAAGCCAGGAAGTAAATCAGCTAATAGAAGAAAATCTTATTGCGCAAGATCAGCAGGTCAAATGAAAATGTTTCCTAAAGCTGCAAAAGATCCTAATTCAAGATTGAGACAAGCTAGAAGAAGATGGAGATGTCGATGATAATTAGACTATTAAATAACTTTAATTCATGGTTATCATATAAACTATGGAGATATGAGTTAAAACTAAGAGCTAAAAGATTTAAGAACGAGACCTGTAAATGTGGAAAAAAGTAATTATATAACTATTAACAATAGGAGATAATTATGTTTAACCCTTTAGATTATTTAGATTATAGTAAAGTTAAGAGCTTCTGGACTGACTATAATCAGAAAGTTCAAAAGTTCTGGAAAGATGCTTTTGAAGATTACAAAGCAAACTTCTCAAAATAAGATCCTTTTTGATTGTTTAATCACTGGAATAATTCGCTTTATTCCAGTGATTTTTTGTTTTATACTATACTATAGATGTATAGGGTATGAACCCGGAGGTATTAAACAATGAAAAAAATGAAAAATAAAATTTCCAAAGTTATGAAAGAATATAAAAAGGGAGAACTTAATATTGGAAAATCAAAGAAAAAAGTTAAATCAAGAAAACAAGCTATAGCAATTGCTTTATCAGAAGCAAGAAAAGGAAAAAAATAATGAGAGCAGCTAAAGACGAATCAATGGCACATGAGAATAAAGAAACTAAAAAAATGGAAGCCAGAGAAACAAGATTAGAGAAAAAAGGATATGTAGAAACAAAAGGAGGAAAAATGGTAAAAAAGAAAAAAAATAAAAAATCTTTTCCAGATATGTCAGGTGACGGTAAAGTTACTAAAAAAGATATTTTAATAGCAAGAGGCGTAATCAAAAAAAAGAAAAAGTAAATGTTAACTAGATCAAGGTTTGAAAAACAAATGACAAAACCTAGAAAAAGAAAAGTAAAGTCCGATTATCTTGCCGGTTTATCTGGTAAAGAAAGAGCAGCAAGAAAAGCTGCTCTTTTAAGATTAAATAAAAATACTAAAGGTTCAGGTATTTTACCAGGTGATTTAAATAAAAAAGGTAAGTTAAAAGGAAGTAAAAAACAAAGTCCACATAATGAAAGGTTTAGAAAAAAATATGGGTAATGTTGCAAAGGCAATACAAAATAAAGCCAAAAAATCTGGAGTATCAACTTCTAAAATAAGACAAATTTATAATAGAGGTCTTGCTGCTTACAGAACAGGAGGTCATCGTCCAGGTGTATCATCACAAGCATGGGCTATGGCAAGAGTAAATTCTGCTTTAACAGGCGGTAAAGCTGCTAAAGTAGATAGAGACATACTTAAAGGTAAAAAAAGTAAAAATAGAAATCCTGATGGTACAACTAAAAAAGGAAAAAAATGAAACAAGGATTATACGCAAATATAAATAAAAGAAAAAAAATGGGAAAGAGTAGACCTAAATCAAAATCTACTATATCTAAAAAAGCATATGCAAATATGAAAAAAGGATTCCCTAAAAAATAATATGGCACTTGAAGTAGAACTAGATAAACAGAAACTGCAATATACCGATGATGAAGGTAAGAAGATTACTGTCGATATAAATGAAGATGAAACGGAAAAAGCTGAAGAAGAATTTGAAAGCGATCATTATGAAAATCTTGCAGAGACATTAGATAGTTCTAAAATTTCAAGAATAGGAAAACAATTAATTACCGCTTATGAAGATGATAAGTCTTCAAGAAAAGAATGGGAAGACCAATATTCTAAAGGTCTAAAAATGTTAGGTGTAGTTGTTGAAGATAGAAACGATCCTTTCCCGGGAGCTTCTGGAGTACATCACCCATTACTCGCAGAAGCTGCCACTCAATTTCAAGCTAGAGCTATTGCAGAGTTATTTCCACCAGGTGGACCTGTAAAAACTCAAATCATTGGTAAAATTACTGATAAGAAAATAGAACAAGCTTCACGAGTTGAAGATTATATGAACTATCAACTTACTACTCAAATTCCAGATTACTTTAATGAATTAGATCAAATGTTATTTTATTTATCATTATCAGGTTCAGCATTTAAAAAAATATACTTCGATGATACGTTAGATAGAGTTTGTTCAAAATTTGTACCAGCAGAAGATTTTGTAATAGCATATCAAAATACAGATTTACAAACTGCAGAGAGATATACTCAAGTAATGAAATTATCTGTAAATGAAATTAAAAGATACCAAGTAGTAGGATTTTATAGAGATGTTGCTTTATCTAAAACTCAATCTGATTTAAATACAGATGATCAAATACAGGCAACACTTCAAAGATTAGAAGGTATGTCTCCATCATCTGCTGATAGATTACATACTATTTTAGAAATGCACGTAGATTTAGATTTAGAAGAAGATAAAAATGGAGTTGCTTTACCATATATCGTTACAATTGATTATGATATGCAAGTAGTATTATCAATTAGACGTAACTGGAAAGAAGAAGATCAATTAAAACGTAAAAGAACTTATTTTATTCATTATAAATATTTACCAGGTTTAGGTTTCTATGGATTTGGTTTAATACAAATGATCGGCGGTCTACAGCATGCGAGCACTGGAGCTTTAAGAGCTTTACTTGACTCAGCAGCATTCGCAAATTTAAATGGTGGCTTTAGAGCTAAAGGAGCAAGAATTGAAGGTGGAGATTTAACTATATCTCCAGGAGAATGGGTAGAAGTAGAAGCTTATGGAGATGATTTAAGAAAATCATTTATACCACTTCCATTTAAAGAACCTTCTCCTACTTTACTTCAACTTTTAGGAGTAATGACAGAATCAGGTAGA